ACAAATGTTATATCCAGAAGTTAAAAGCTATCTAAGTGATTGGAAAAGAAACAGAGAAAAGAATTGTATTACATTTAGTGTAAGTCCAAAACTTAGTATCAGTGGTGAGAGTTGGGAAGATGCAATTAAGTCAGAGGTTATACATGATTACGGTGAAGTAGGATTTGTATATCTTAAGTTTGTGATTGCTACAAAAGAAGATGCCGAAGAGGCGGAGGAAGCAGTCAATGAATATCGTAAAAGGGCTTTTCGTGGTCCTGTTTATCTCATGCCTTGCGGTGGGGTTGAGCGGGTGTACAATCTTAATAATAGAAATGTGGCGGAACTCGCAATGCGTAAAGGATGGCGATATAGTGACAGACTTCAAGTCCCATTGTTCAAAAATGAGTGGGGAACCTAAATGATGGGCATGACATATTCAAATCCAAGTGTGGGTAAAGACGATTGGTTTTATCGCCGTTGCGTTGGATGGGAATTTAAATTTGTGTGGTTGCCAACTCAGTGCTATATAACAGGTAGAAAAATGTGGCTAGAGTATGCTTATCGAGGAACCAGTGTATTAACGGGGCCAGGTGATTCAATTATAGAGCATCGTTGGCATCACAAACATGAACATTTAATTTGGAAACTAAAACAATGAAATTATATAACAAACGAATTGCATTTTTAATTAGCGACCAACACTTTATCCCACATGGTGGCATTGGTTCATTTGCTAAAGGCTTCACAGAGATGTGTGGGCGTATCAATTGGAAAGTTGATATCATCTTAGACAAAGCACCTACTAATTTATTTAGCGATTTAATTAGCGAGTTAGGTGCAAATATTATTTACCCAACTGATCCACTTAAGTACACAGACCATACAGGTACATTTGCATTTAGTGATACAATCAACTTTGAAAAGATTATCAACTTTCGCAAATCGTTGTTAAAGGCGTTTGAAACAAATATCTATGATATGATTGTGTGTAATACGCAGGAAGCAATGACTGCGGCGTATGCCATGACTGTCAACAAGTATATTCCGGTAGTATTCTATACACATTTACATAGTATGATTTTTCGTGAAAGTCAAGGCAGTGATGTGTTTTTGGATAGTTATCATAACTTCTATAACAAGCATATGGAGTTTACTGATATCATCATTGGTACACAAAGTAAAAAGAACATAGATGAATTAACTAAGTTTGGTGCAACTAACTGTGCATTATTGCGTATGCCAATGAGTGAGCGAGGATTACTTGAATCTTATACAGGACCTCGTAAAGGTGTGTTGTTTATTGGTAGATGGGAAGAGGGTAAAAATCCTGACGCATATATTCGTGCAATGAAAGAATGTCAATTACCTTGCAAAGTTATGACTAATAGCAACGGTGAAAAGAAATTTATCAAAGCATTTGAAGAAGCTGGTATAACTGATTACGAAATTAAAGCAGGTATCACTGGTCAAGAAAAGGTTGACTTTATTAAAGGATGTAGTGTATTCTTTATGCCTAGCTTGCGTGAGAACTATCCGTTTGCATTCTTAGAATGTTTAGGTCATATGCCGTGTGTTGTATTAGATAACCAAGATTGGTCAGATAACTTTAATGAGAAATACTTTCACAAAGTAAACATCAAAGATGCCGCAGAGACTATTACAGAAATATATTGTTCTACGCAATCAGCAGAAGCATTAGACTATGTAGGTGACTTAGACGATGAAGTGTCTCAAGGATGGGTTAGTTTCTTAGATAATTTTGCAGGCAAGCGTAGCAACACAAATGCCGCAAAGATTAATACGTATGAAACAATAAAGTATAGTGATTACATTAAAGATTTAAAGCGTAGTCATTTGGCACGTGAAGATTTTGAATCGGTATTAGCAAACAGATACAAATTTATCAATGTATGGTATACTGATGATAATTCTTATCTAAGTAAAGACCCAAGTTTTAAACCAAAAGAAGAGGAAGTAGGCGCAAGTCTATTTGAATTTATATGAAGAAAATTTTAATCACAGGTAACTCAGGCTACATCGGTAGTCATCTAACTAAATTGTTAGAAGATACGTATGAGTTATACGGGTTAGACACAATGAACCCTAGAGTAGATATCAAACATTTTATAAATTGTGATATCAGAACTATGCATTACCTTCAAGGAGAGTATGATGCAGTAATACATTTGGCTGCACTAGTAAATGTAGGTGAGAGTGAGAAGATGCCTAGTAACTACTATATGACCAATCTAACAGGAACTCTCAATGTACTAAATGGAATCAAAACAAAGAATTTTATATTTGCAAGTACTGGTGCCGCAGAGTATTGTCAAAGTGCATATGGCACAAGTAAGAAAGCAGCCGAAGATTGTGTACGTGAATATTGCACAAAAAATAATGTGCCCTATACTATCTTTAGATTTTACAATGTAATTGGTAGTACTGTAGTAGAACCTACTAATCCAGATGGATTGTTTTATAATTTGATTCGTGCTATCCGTACTAAAGAATTTACTATATTTGGTAATGACTATGATACAGTTGATGGCACTTGTGTGCGTGATTATGTTCATGTTATGGAAATATGCGAAGCACTAAAATTAGCGATTGAGCAACCTTCCAATGACATGGAATGCTTAGGACACGGAGTAGGACACACTGTAGGTGAGATTGTAAATCTATTTAGGGAAGTAAATGATATCAAAAACATTGACTTATTGACCAAAATAGGACCACGCAGACAGGGTGATTTGCCCATAAGTGTTTTAGGCAATCCTAGTTCCTACATGAAAAAGATGTATGAATTTAGAGACTTATTAAAAGTTGACAAATAATCAATTATCTGCTACACTCTTGTACATGACTACACCTATCAAACGCATCGGCTTTGCGTGTAAATTTGCCGAAATCAACAAGAAGGGCGAGATCGCCAGTGTCGAGGGTCTTAACACTGGGGGTACTACTATGGCATGGGCTAAACGCAATAAGCGTAATCTTGTAGAGGAAAAGATTATTGATGTTGCTAAGAAAAATATTCTTAATACCCATGCACTAATCAAGAAAGTAGCAAGTCTACCCGAACCATTGCGTATGTTGCGTATCACTAGTGATATGTTAAGTTTTTATACACATGAGGATTACACTGAATTCTGGCAATCCACCGACGTTCAAAATCAACTTGCACATTGGTTTGCCCCATTGGGTAAGACTGCTAGAGAGAATAATGTACGACTAAGTTTTCACCCAGATCAATTCGTAGTATTAGCAAGTGATCGTCCAGAAGTAGTAAATAAGAGTATAGAAGAATTTGAATATCATTGTGACATGGCTCGCTGGATGGGATATGGTCAGAAATTTCAAGACATTAAAATCAATGTACATATCTCTGGTCGTGCTGGACCCGATGGTATCAGAAAAGCCTATGAAAGACTCTCGCCGGAAGCGAGAAACACACTTACAATTGAAAACGAGGAGATTACACATGGTTTACACACAGTTCTTGAAATTGCAGATTTGGTTCCAATCGTATTGGACATCCATCATCACTGGGTTAACAGTGGAGAATATATTGACCCGAATGATGACCGCGTTAAAATGGTCATTGATAGTTGGAGGGGGAATCGGCCTACTATGCATTATTCCGTCAGTCGTGATGATGTACTTACAGGCCATTCCAGATCATGTCGCCCCGCTCTTATTCCGTTGATAGAGAGTGGTCACAATAAGCAAAAACTACGTGCCCATAGTGACTTCTATTGGAATGACGCAGTGAATGATTGGGCATTGACATTCTTAGATAACTTTGATATAATGTGCGAATCAAAGGCAAAGAATCTTGCCAGCTTTAAATTATACGAGAAAGCAAAAGAAAATGGGTATATTTGATAGATTTAAAAAGAAGCCAGTAGAACAGGTAGTAGAGCCTGTTCAGGCTCTACCTGAGCCAACGGCAACTCCAAAAATGCCTAAGGTAAAGAAACCTCGCAAACCTAGAGTAAAGAAACCTACAGTAGAATTGTCTGCTAAAGAAAAGGCTACACAAGCAGGAGAGCCCTATGTTGCTGTAGTTAGTATGGAACTTGATCCTGGAAATATCAATGCAGGCGCATTTGAGTTGGATTGGAATGACAAGTTCATTCTCAATTTGATAAGAGCAGGCTATAAGATGCGTGATGATGATACCGACACCATGATAGTCGATAGATGGTGGACTGCAATTTGTCGGAATATTGCTTTAGAAGTATATGAGCAGGCCCAAGCTGATCCCTTGAACCGAGACATTCGTCCTGTGCAACAACGTGATCTAGGAAATGGGCGTACAGAGGTTAGTTGATGATTGCATGGCCTATAAAGCCACAGAACGTGAAGTATTCACGATGGTATTATAATTTAATTGTAAAAGCACGGGCACGTACTCTATCTAAAGAAACTTATACGGAGAAACATCATGTCATACCCAAAAGTTTCGGCGGGACTGACAAGAAAGATAACTTAGTCAGATTGACTGCAAGAGAACATTTCATAGCACATGCAATTCTTTGGAAAATGCGTTTTGAGGGTGTAGGTAATATGAAAATGGTTCATGCATTCAATGCGATGTGTATAATGAAACCAACAGAAAATCAACCTGAGAAAAAAATTAATAACAGATTATTTGAAAAAGTTAGGCTAGAACGTGTTGAATATTTAAAAACTTTAAAAGGACCCTTAAGTGCCACTTACGGTAAAAAGTTAGTTATAAGTGATGAAGGGAAACTCAATAAGCGGGAAGCTATAAACGCATTGTGGGCAGATCCCGAACGAAGGCAAGCACTGATAGATAAAAAACGAGATTATTTTGACAGTCCGGCGGGTATTGCACAACGCCAAGCACATAGTAAACGTGTAAAAGGGGTGCCTAGAGATCCTGATATCATAGAAAAGACAGCGAGCAAAAAACGCGGAAAGAAAGGTACTGAAATATTTTCAGAACAAGCATTAGCTAATATGCGTGAGGCTAACAAGCATAGAGTGTACTCCGAAGAAGGCTTAGCAAAAATACGAGAGACTTCAAGAAAGAATGGGCAACGTTCTAAATCAGAAGAACATAAAGCAAAAATAGGAGCTGCACATAAGGGAAAAGTAGGTCTTGTTGGGACAAAAAATCCTATGTTTGGTAAGAAACATTCATCCGAAACAATAGCTAAAATACAGACAACAAAAAAATTAACTGCATTAAAAAACGCAAAGCCTAAATTTGTAGGGCCCATAAAACCCAAAAATATGATTACTTTTAGGGGAGTGAATTATGCTAGTATCAGAAAAGCAAGTTTGTGTTCCGGTGTCCCGGTTGGAAAAATAAAAACACAGATAAAACATTGGGGGGAGAACCCAGATGCAGAAACAATTGCAAATATTGATTCCGGAAAACTAAAACCACCAATGACATCCTGGAATAAAGGTAGTATTGGATTGCAAGTTAGTTGGAATAAAGGTATGAAGGCACCTAAGTTTACTTGTGAATATTGTGACAAGACCGTAGGTGGAAAAACTAATTATATTAGGTATCACCATGATAATTGTAAACTAAAAGTACTCACTTAATTACCAAAAAAAAAGGTTGACAAATATTGAATACGGGTATATAATACACACTTATTCAACAACTCATAGGAGTTTTTCATGGCAACTGTTGTAGCATCTTCTAAGTTAGCAAAAACAAAATCACTTCCAATAGTGAAAGTCACACGTAAATCGTCATTTTCATTAGTGTTTGATTATAACATGCGTGATAAGAATGGGCGTCAAATTAACAACATACTTGAACGTAAGCCCGGGCAATATGCACAAATTTCTATTCAAGATTTGGTTAACAAAGTTAATTCAGGTAATAACATTGATTTTATGTCAGCACTTGAACGCTATCAAAAATTAGCATTGATGTTTGACCCTAAAAATTTTCCCGTTACTAAAATGGTGTTGTTGGGGGATTTAGCTAGTGATGAAGATATTCAACGTGCATTGGATATCCCTCATGCCACACATATTTTTACTTATTTTGACGAACAACGTGTTCAGTCTATTCAGGCTGTGAAAACACCTGGAAAAGAAGAATACACAATGGTTAATGGTCAACATACCGCTACAGTTGTTGCATTGATTGTTGCATCAGGGTTGATGAAGGGATGGAGAGCAAAAGATTGGAAAAAGTTTCCAATCATGGTGTCTTACATAGAAACATTGGATCGTAGTAAGGCACGTGAAACATTTGCATTGTTGAACGGTGAAATGTCTAAAGAGATTACAACTTTTGACCACTGGAAACAACATTACTTGTCAGTACGTTTAGATGGCAGCAAAAATCCAAAATATTTGCACACTGCCAAGTTGATTCAAATTCTCAAGTCTTATGAATGTGTTCCATTACCAGAAGACCATGATGATGCTGGCATGCCCGGTGCTGTCACACATTTGAATGCAGTTGAGACTGCCGCAAAAAATGGTGACTATGAAAAATTAGAATTTATTTTTTCTAATCGTAATAAGTTTTGGAATAATTTGCCAGTTGATAATACTGAATTTGGTTTCTATGGTACTTTGATTGACTTGACAGAAGAAGAAAGTATTTTGCGAAATACACAAGACTTTGAAGAATTCTTAGAGGATCTTCATGCAGTCGTTCAGAAAGTATTTTCAGGTATGCCTAAATTGAAAGGCAGTGTTACTAAAGCGTACAAAAAATATCGCTATGACCAATTTGTTGACAAGAACGCAAGTGTTCCATTCAATGTAGCTTTGTATGTGGCTTATAAAGTTTACAAAATGCTAGGTGGTACATTTGATATCGCCCCACTAAACACAATGTATGTTCACAACAAAGTTGATGTAATCAATTATCTTACTGCTGATGAACTTGCATTTATCAATAAACTTGTCCCTGCAAAAGCAAAAATCAAAACAAAAAATGTAGTTATTCCTAAAGCTACACGGAAAGCAAAAAAGGTATGAATTACTTCTTCTACATCATGGTGCTCACGCACAACGGTAAAGTAGGTTTTGGCATTACAGGTAATGTACATAATAGGATTTTTGATTATATTGCCGGTTCTGCCGAATTACAATCCTTTAAGTATCTATATTACGGTACAAAAGCTGATATTACTGATATCGAAAAGAAATTGAAATCAGAATGGAAGCGTCACATGTGGAAAGTTTTTAAAGGTAACAAATGGACACTTGAAATCTTAGACAAAGATTCAGGGTTGACCGCGGAAGATATACAAGAGTGGGTTAACAAAAAGATTGTAGAACTTAAATTACCCGTTCGTATTGTTAAAGATGAATGGTTACCTTATCAAGGTGACAAACGTGTTAAAAAGAAATACATTGACCTTAGCCCAGATATGTATCTTGAGGCTTGACAAAATCTAAATATACGTATATAATACACACATGAAATACGCACTCATTGATACCGCAAACACTTTCTTCCGTGCTAGACACGTTGCAAGCCGTAACTCTACGTTAGAAGAAAAAATAGGCATGGCCCTTCATCTGACACTTGCTAGTGTCAATCAAGCAGTCAAACGATATGGAATTGACCATGTAGTATTCTGTTTAGAGGGGAAATCATGGAGGAAGGCCGTATACGAACCTTACAAAAAGAATCGTGTGGTTGATGCAATGTCAGTCACTGAAGCTGAAAAAGAAGAAAACACTATGTTTTGGGAAACTTACGAAAAGTTCACCACTTTCATCAAAGATAAGACCAACGTCAGTGTCCTACGTCATCCTCAAGCAGAGGCTGATGACTTGATTGCCCGATTCATTCACTTGCACCCAGAAGATACACACTATATAATTTCGACCGACAGCGATTTTGTACAGTTAATTGCACCAAATGTCAATCAATATCAGGGGGTAGCAGGTGAACTTATCACTCTAGAGGGATACTTCAAAGAAAATGGCAAGCCAGTTATTGATAAAAAAACTAAACAGCCTAAACTGTTAGAAGATCCTAAGTACTTACTGTTTAAGAAAATTATCCGCGGTGACGCAGGCGACAATGTATTCACTGCATATCCCCGTGCCCCTGAGAAAGGTAGTAAGAATCGTGTCGGCATTCGTGAGGCATTTGAGGATCGTAATGCACAGGGATTCCGATGGAACACGTTCATGCTACAACGCTGGCTTGACCATAATAACCAAGAACAAGTAGTGCGTGATTGCTATAACAGGAATCGGATGTTGATTGACTTGACGGCGCAACCCGATGACATTAAACAACTGGTTGATGAATCAATTCGCATAGGTGTTCGCACTACTACAACACCACAAGTGGGCGTTCATTTTATGAAATTCTGCGGCAAGTATGAACTTACAAAACTTTCAGAAAATGCTGAAACATTCGCACGTTGGTTGAATGAACCATATAAGGGTAATTTGTTAGCACAATGAGCGAGAAAACAATTTTTTATAAGAAAGTAGGTCGTAGATACGTACCAGTGTATGAGTACGACCAAACACTTATGGATGCGTTTCCTGAAGGGGCACATCTTGTAATATGCTATCCCGGTGGGCAAAGCACACGTTACAATGTAAACCCTGCATATGCACCAATGATTGCGGCTGGCCGTGTAGCAGAAGATGCAATTAGTTCGGCATTAATGAAGGCTAGTGATTTGCGCCCTGCTAGTAAAGAAAGAACATTAACAGAAGAACAAATACGTTGTTGGAAAGCATTGAGTAAAGCATTTGGTGTAGAGAATCATGCATTGCAATGGCCTAGCGCACGTGAGGCATGTGAAGAAGCAGTCAAAGCAATGTCTGTGGAAGCAGAAAAACTATTAACTGTTCCAGCAGTTAGAAAAGCCTATGAACATTTCTTGTTTGTAGCAGAATTAACAAAGGATAATAAAGATGAATCTAGTAGCTAAACCTATTATTAAAGGTGAATATTGGGTAGTCACAGACGGTGACAAAAAAGTAGGTAATGTAATTCAAGAGGGTAGTGATTATCAAGTAATCATGGATAATACTGTTGAAAAGTACAGTAGTACCAAAGCCATTGAAAAATCAAAACAAATTGAGTTTGAAAAGGTAGGGAAACAAGAAAAGCAATCAGCACCTCCGTTTGCTATCTATCCTACTAGTGGTAATCGGATTTACAACAGTTTTTATGATGTGAAACGAAAACTGCATATTTTTACTAAAACTCCCAAGAGTAAGTGTTACTATGTTGCAGGGTGGTTCGGAATCAAACAAAATGAAGAATTTGTAAAGATTTTCTGTCCAAAGTACATTTTTGTGCAA